CACGTGAATTACGATTATTATAAACTTGATCTGGTGGTAAACTTGATGTAATAATTACTCTTTTACTTGTAAATGGCATAGGTTCACGCGACCTCCTTCTCACTTGAAACGGCCATTTATCCACCATCTGTAACAATTCATTGTATGGAATATCTCCTCTAAAATCATTAAGTATGACAGTCTCTTGCTGTCGGTAGCCATCCCACCACCCGTTATCATCGGGTACAACATAGTGGGTTTCTGGGGTGAATCCTTCAAATGCTACATGTGATTTTCCTACTCCGGTAGCTCCCCAATACCAAAAACCTAGAGTCATCTCAGTCCGGTATTTCTTACGTAGGACGATGTCTTCTATCTTGTTTAAAGTTCTTCCATATTGATGAAATATTGTAGGGGTATCCATGCAAATTTTTTCAGAATTTGTGTTTCCTTTTTCTATCTCAGATTTCAAGTAATCAAGGTCACAACGCTTTCCTTGCATTGGTTTTATACCAATTTCAGTATACTTGCCATCCTTCTTACAGTATGTTTCGTTGTCTTCTAGACTACCCATCATAGGTTCGACGTGACAAGCATTTCCTAACCATTTAAGGCGTAATTTAAGAAACGCGCTTAAAGTCATTGGATTGTATGTACTACAGAATCCTTGCCAGTGTTTACGATCAGTCGTTGGACACGTTTCCTCTCCATATGCACAATATTTAATTTTGTCATGTTCCGTTGGTGGAAGTTCAGAAAATAATGTGAAACAAAAATTTCGATACTTCCTTTTTTGATCGGAGGTTTTAGTATTACCCTCCGAGCACTTCTGTTCCGTTTGCATTTTTCAAAATTTTTTACCGACAATATATTATTAGGAAATATAAAAAATAAAAAAATAATTAATTAATTAATTAATTAAATTTGAAAAAAAAATATTTTGACCCATATAATAACCACCAAAAATTTTTCATCATGCCACTAAAAAAAATTTACAAAAAATACAAGAAAGGCGGGATTCGCAAAGTCGCAAAATACGGCGCAAAAAAGATTTACAAGCGCTATTCAACTGGTGGTATGGGTCAAGTCATAAAGGATATATCCATGATTAAAGGTATGTTAAATACTGAGAAAAAATATTATGACGCCACATTTTCAGATACACTAGGCCAATGTAATGGCAATCTGACGGGTGCCACATATAAGGATATAACGCCTCTACCGGTACAAAACGTGACCTACAATGGACGTACGGGACAAGGATTAAAATTGGTTTCAGCCCAAATTAATATTATTGTAAATAATCAAAGCGCACAGCGAACAAAGCAAAAACTTAGATTTGAAATTTATTATGTGAAAGGCGATACAAAAACACTAGCGGGAATAAATCAAGAATTATATGATATTAACCCATTGACTAGTATAGTAGATTATATGAGTAATCGTCAACCCAATAATATGAAAGATTTTAAAAAGATTTGCACCCGATATATTTATTATCCTTCAGAGGATCATTCGGGCACCGGTTCAGCATCTAGGCAAAAGACATTAAAGATAAACTTGAAATTAAATCACCATCTCAGATTTGATAAAAATACACTTACTTTACAAAGTGGCCAGATCTTTATATATGCGGTCACAGAGACCGGGAACAGTTCACCAGCAATACCTTCAACACTGCCTAATGTAGCCAATGTAGCCGTAAATTCGGGCTTTGACTATGACATCTCAACACGGTTTTACTACGTGGATAATTAAAAAAATACAATCGGTCTCACAGAGACGGTCTCAAATTCTAGTTTAGAATTTTAGTTGAACTTTTTTTTTTCATTCGCTCTGTAGCGCGACGCGCAAAAGCGAAAAAAAAAAGTATGTTTCAAATTTTAGTTTAAAATTTGTGTGCCGTCGTGGACGGTCAGTTCAATAACTTGAAACCTTCGTAATAATTGCTGTATAGAATCACGTGAATTACGATTATTATAAACTTGATCTGGTGGTAAACTTGATGTAATAATTACTCTTTTACTTGTAAATGGCATAGGTTCACGCGACCTCCTTCTCACTTGAAACGGCCATTTATC